AAAGTACATTAAGTCAGCTAATTCTCCAAGATTAGCGCCACCAGGTAATTGAGTAACAGATGTACCTTCAGATCCTTGTCTTTTTGCAAACCAAAAAGCATCGAGCATTGATTGTGGATTAAATTTCTTAACCACATCGTTTTGATCCATATCAAAAGTCTTCTTAGACCAGTAGTTTTGAATCAACTTGCGCATATATGCTTCAGCCTTTGGTGGGGGCATATTACCAGTATCAACGTTAAATACTAACCGCTCCGGTGCACGAACAAGTCTGTATATAACAATAGAGTCTTCAATTAAAGAAAGTTGTCTATAAGGTCGTCGAGCATTTTCTAAAAACGGTATAACAAAGGTCTTAGACTCATTAAACACACCTGAATTAGTATATATAATTTGATTTTCCTCCATAGGAACAAAATCAACTCTTTCAATCTTATTAGGAGTGTTAGGACTGTATACAGGTTTTCTATAAACATACCCCTTAATTAGCATATTTTGTAAATTAGTGTATACTGGGTCAATTAATTCAAAAGGTAAATTAATAACTCCTAAGATACCCTCTTTTAAATAATCTTGATGTATTATAAGCTCAAAAAATAATTCACCTTCTATTAATAATTGTCTAAAAAATTGCCAACCTCTATTTTTAAGATCAAAATATTCAATATATTTCTCAAATTCATCATCTATAATCTCTCTTTCTCTAACTGTTAAATCATGAGCCTTAATAGATAAATTAACTATATTAGAGTTTTCATCTACATTAATCGTTTCATCACATATTTCATCTAACGCATCTACTACTTCAGCAGCAGCAGCAATTACTCTATAGTCTCTTATTCTTGCACCTTTATCCTGCTGTATATTTGCATACATTACATCTCCAAAAGATGTATCTTTACTAAACTCACCTATAAGTGAATTATTTGAAGTTACTGACGATACTGAATTTCTTATAAGAGCTTCAGATCTGTTCATCTGTAGCTTTTTAAAGTATTTATATTTTGGATTTAAAGCGTCATTATCTTGCGATATATTCGAGTAGGGTAATTTATTCTGAATAAAATTAGTTAAATTTCTACCAAACGTAGAAGATCTACCATCATTTTGAGTATATGACTTATTAGAATTAGAAGTAGTAGATGTATCTGACATTATTAATTATTTATCTATACTATTAAGTAATCAATTTACTATTAAAGAAAAACCTAAGCTTTTATTTATTGAAGCATAACCAGCTGGATTTGTAATCACAACGTCTAGATTTCCAGAACCAGATAATGTTGGTAAATTGAGTAATATTGTATTGTTATTTAATATATTATAACTACTTAATGGTAATATATATCCTGAGACTGCTGCCATTTTTGCAGTAGCTACGGATGTTGTGCTAGGTACTAAAGTTAATTTATTTGAACTTAATAATACATAGCTGGTATATTGATAATTATCTCCATTTAATATAAAGCTATTAATATTTTTATTAACTATTTTATAGCTTGAAAGCATAGGAAATTGTTTTCCAACTGTATTATATAATACTTCTGTAATCGTGGGGTATGCTGATATACTTTGTGTTTCTACTACAGTAGTGCCAGATAGAGCATTATAGGATAGATATAATTCACTATCTGGAATTCTATAATTAGTATCAATATAGTATATTGGCGCTGAAATTTCGTTTTTATCTTTAAAGATCCACCCCTTAATAGTGAATGTAGTATCTGCTGTAATTCTAAATTTATCGCTAAATGTAGAATCTACTGGTGATGACATTGTAATGTTACCGTCCCAAAGAACCTCTGATCGTATCTCGATAACATCTGTTGTTTCAGTCGGTTCTTTCCATGCTAATATAATATATGGATTATTATATGGTAAGAAATTAGATATAATTTGATCCATATCTTCCATATAACGCGTTAGTATAGACATACTAACTGTTATATTAATAGGTACCGGCATTTTAACCGCAGTGCTATTTTTTTCAGTTGAAGCATTATATAAGTAATCGAGTTTATTAAAGACTCTTTTTTCATCTCGAGAAATGCTCGTTACATTTAAAGCAACAACTGGTAGTGTTAAGTTTTGAGCTTTATTAACAATGTCATACATCACTCTCTGTTTTGGAGCAAGTACATATCGCACTTCAATAACTTCAGTAGGCTCTCTATTCTGATTATATCTTTTAATAATCGTATCATCAAATGCAGCTAGGAATTGTGTAACTATGTCTTTGACATTCCAGTTGTATGTATAATTTTTCATAGTTAATAATTCTAATATTGCACCTGTAATGATGCTCTATATTATATTTATTTATACGAATCGATCTAAGAAATACTTTGGTAGTTTGCTCTTATTTTTAATTACACTATCAATAATCGCTCCATCTAATATATAAGTAACACAATGATCTTTACTAGACCTAATACCTCTACCACATGCTTGTATCATTGATCCGAGCATTTTATTTATGTACCAATCTTTATCTATTTTCATCAACCTTTCAACTCTCTTCTCCTTCATAGGTAAGTAAGGTGCTTTAATAATGATTTGAAATCTCGCAAGATCATCTTTTAGATCCACTCCATATCCCATCGATGGTGAAATCAATACTGTAGGTTCTTCTGTATTATAATGTTGTTCGAGTAAATTTTCGTTATTGATACCAGGCTCTCTAAACAAGTATCTACTATCTTTCATCGTAAGATGTAAGTAAGATGTTATACTATTAGTATGCGTATGAATTACACCCTTATCATTTTTATGATGATTACATATCTCAATAATTTGCTTAGCAATCTTAGGTAGTTCTTGCTTTAAATTATTAAAACTTAGTTTGACTTTTGATTGTGCGTAAATAGGAGCATTTTTAGCATCAAAGGATGATTCAACTTCTATATACTTATAATCAGTAATACCTAAGGACTTGCAATAATTCTTATGATCGATAATAGTAGCTGACATAAGAACAACTTTATCAGCATAATCAAATAAGTTAGTAGCTAGCTTATCTACTTTAAGAGGAATAAAGGAAATTGACTTAGTATCCGTTTCAAATAGATATTCACATTCATTCCAGTTATTTTGTAGAGCTGTTAGTTTTGATTGTAACCCTCGAAGCATAATAAGTTCTAACTTTTTATTTTCTTCACCTACAGTAGCTTTTACTTTAGGTTTATTAGTAGATGCTTTATTAACTAGTAAATCTTGTAAAGCTTCAACTTTATTTGTTACTTTAATTAATACGTTATTTACCCATTTAAAAGCTTTATCATAGTTATCACCCTCAAACGGAGGTATCGTAATATCACTCTTTCGTAAAGTATCAAAGCTTACAGTGCATGTGAATTGCTTAACAATTTGATCTTCTAACTCAGATGCTTCATCACATACAATATATTCTTTACGTTTTACATGACTCGGTAATGCAAAAAACATAGTATAATTCAACGTTGCAAAAGTCGATTTTAATGCTGTATTACGTGCATTATAGTACGGGCATTTATTCTTTTCCCAGCAGTCGTCTTTAATACTCTTATGAAAAAGACACGGAGCAATTTCTGTAGTATACTTCGTATCTACTTCACATTGATAGTTAGATTTGCCTTTTAGTACGCTTATTTCTTTGAATAGATCTTTGTATTGATCTTGAAGAGTTTTTGTAATCGTTAATGCAAATGTACCAAAAGCTTTCTCTTCTTCACAATCGTCTGCATATGTATAACCTCCGGTATGTTTTATTTTATATGCATCATAATTATCAATAAGTTGTTTAAACTTATCAGATGGTTCAATAGATATATTACTTAATGTTTTTGAGATAAATGATTTACCTGAACCTGTAGGTGCACAACATACAACAAACTTATAACCATCTTTAAATGCTTTATCTATACTATTAAGTAACGTTACTTGAGATTGATTAGCTTTATAATTGTTAGGGAAACTTTCAAGTAAGGTAGTTGACATATATTATATTATAGAGTAGTTCATTTCTTTATTTGTATTATTTCCAATAGATTATCGTAGAGTTTACTTACACTTTTTTGTAGTAATTTAATACGGAAGAACATTTCATTATTACCACCACAAAAAGTTGCTATTCGGTAATTAAGTATTGTTTTTTGTTTTGTTTGAGTAATATCAAAATGATAAGGCAGTTCTAAGATCTTTATTTTACCTTTTATATTTTCGATATAAAGTTTTATATAAAACTGTTTTATATCGAAATTTTTTATTTTACCTGTTTTTAAAATTTTGTTGTTATACTTTATAATAACATCGTGTAACAATAAATTTTTGAAAAAATCACTATAAGCTTCTAACTTCATATGTATTAATTACACCGCTTAGGTTAAAATACTACATATGAAGTTATACTTATATGCTCTTATGATTTCATAAAATTTACTTTTTGCTCTGTTGTCATTGGGTAAATATTTGTATTAAAGTATTCCCAAAATGATTCATCTGCAGGAATCTTTTTAACTAAATCGCAATCATCAAGACTAATTATTCTGTAATCTTGCATTAGTATGTCCCATACAACTAGCATATTTTTTACTGATTCATTTATTGCTTTCTGGTGAGTAGCTTCTCTAAAGTTTAAAGAAATTTTACCGTTTACAGAAGAGAGTAATTCATAGCTTTTTGTACATAT